CACCAAGTCCAAAAATTTCTAATTGATTAGAACCAGAATTTAATTGAACCTTATCTGAGGTAAGTTCTTCTGTTGTGCCATCACTTCTGATAAGAGTGTATCTTTCAGGAGTAAACGGTAAAAATGTCTCATTAGATTCAGTTGTAACAGCAGCAGATAACTTATTGTCTACAATGTTAACTTGCTGAGTCTTTCTAATTGTGAGTGTGGCATTGCTTAAATCTACATTAGAAATATTGCTCTTAGGCATCTCTGTATATAGAGTGCTATCATTAGAAATACCCAGATCTCCAGCGAGAACTTTAAGATCATTTAAAGTAGTTGCTGACGCTGGAAGAGCACCACTGGCAACACCTTCAACTGTAGAAACACCAGTGATCGTGACAGATGATGTTGCAACACTAACAACAGATGCAAAAACTGGATCTTGAGATAAAGTACCAGTAAAAGAAAGAATATTTCCTGCTTTAATTTGCCCAGGGAAGAGAGGATTGGTAGATCTGATTACCGATGTATTAGCAGCCGTAGCGGTAATAGTTGCAATCCCAATGTTAAAATTAGGAGAAAGAACCACATCAGCAGAGAAAGTTCTTGCAGCTCCAACTTCAGCACCATTTGCGCTACCAAAAACTGACAATACGTCACCAATACCATGAGAGGTGATTGCAGTTGCTACTCTAGAATTTTCAACGCCATCAATAATAAAGTTTTCATTTGCAATAAACTTACCAGAAGTTTCGTATAATACAAGAGATTTTGTATTGGTTGCTGCTTCTTTCAAAAACGCAGTTGCACCACTATTTTTACCTTTAATAAACGTGGGAACTGATAATGTAATAGTTTCGTTTAATGTTACTTCAGTGGTAGTTTGAACATCAAACAGAGATATTCCCCACTCGTTAATATTTGAATTAGAACCACTATAAGTTCCAGAATCTAATCTAAAGTCATAAACTCTTGCTAATCCAATTTCTTTACCAGCGATACCAGTAGAACTATTAGCAACTCTAGCATCTCTAAGACTTAATACATAAGTATTACCAATACCTATGGTTGGAGAACCATGAACTCTATTGAGTTTGAGTGTCTCACCTGTCTCATAATTAATCTGTTGTGCCTTAAGAGTTTTTGTTGTTCTAGGCTTAGGAACATCAAGGAATGAAGGAGCAGTTGCCTCTACGTCATATCCTTTTACAAACGCTCTACCAGGAGAAATCTGATAAATTGCTAAATCGTCAGAAGGTGTTGAACCAGCATATGTAGTTTGATCTGCTGTAAAAAGTCCTCTGTTTCCTTCATTATCATTCAGAGATTCCTTTACATTAATACCAAAAGATTTGACATAGTAATCACCAGATTCTGCATAAGTTCTTCTTGCCAGTTCATCTAAGATAAAAGAAAAATCACTAGTATTTCTTTCACGAAGAGTGCCATTAATTACTGTAGCAAGTTCAACAAAATTGCTGTCGTCAAAATCATTTAAATCTTTTCTTTGAAGTGATGCGACAATCTTAAGTCTATCAGCACCTGGAGCTCCAAAATTGTTAAATCCTGCTGAATTATCAGTCAGTGTAGGATCTAAATCAGAATTAATGATTGTCTCTTCAATCATTAATCCAATCCTGTAACTGGGAGTATTAGAATATTGATCTAATATTAATGTTTGCTCACTAACATTTAAAAATGTTCCCTTACCAAAATATACACCATTACTGATAAAGAACGCAGAACCTGTTGCAGTTGCATTTTGTTGAACAGTAGATGCGAAAGGAACACCCTCACCAATAAGAGTATTCGCAGTAGAAATATTTACATTTGCAGTTAGAAGTTCACCACTCCTAAAAACTGACTCTTGATTATTTGTACCAGATCCAGAATAATTCAAGAAGAGAGTTACTTGTCCTCTAGTAGACTCTGATTCTAAAATAAAACTATCAACAATAGCAGTAACGCCAGAATCTTGTCCTGTTATTTGCGCTCCTACTAATTGATCAATGTAATCAAAAAGAGGAACCCCTAAGTATGCGTTCTCTAATATAACACATTCGTAATTAGTTGAAAATGTCGTATTTCCAGGAATAACTTTAGCACCCTCTTTAAAAAAGTGCTGTCCAAATTTCTCAACCTGATTTTGCAGGATAGATTGAAGAGAGGTTAACTCTCTTGCCTGCACTGGATAACCTGGTTTAAATAAAACCTTGTAATAATCCTTCTGAGGATCAAAGTCGTCAAAATAAGGGGCGACGTTGAGATTGGTTTCCTGTGACATAATTCCTTAGAACTGCAAGATAATTTTGATATCTTCTTTTTGACTGGACGATCTTGTAATAGACGGCCTATTATCTACGTAAATGATATTACCCGTATATTTTTCAACTTCAGGCTGAGCAGCACCCTCAGTAAAGGACTGCCCTAGGTAATAAGTACGACTATTTATTTCGGTTGATACACCCGTAAATGAAGTTTGAATAGCGAGAGTCGCAGATCCACCAACTATATTAAACGATCCACCATCCGTAATGTTTGGTGTAAATCTGTTCATTCTGAACCCATATTCTGGAGTCGTATTCTTACTTCCGTCAGTATTAAATCCTGCAGTAGATCTATCCTGCCAGTATTTAAGAACTCCAGTGGTTTGATCGTATGATACGACTCTACCAACAGCAGTTGAACCAAGTCCAACGGTTTGAGTGATAAAAGCGTCTGCAGTAAATGTTGCAGAACTATAACCTGCACCTGTTAATTTAAGTGCATAGGTAGCAGCGGCTTTATCAAGTGAAAGATTTGACGATGTATTATATGCCTTTGGATTTTGAACTAATCCAACTCTTGCAATTTCGTTCCCAGTGATAAAATCAGGATTTTCAGTGTCGTTCTCAATTCTAGAGTAGATTAAGGAGATTCTTGCACCAAGTTCTCTGTAGATGTCAGCACCATGTCCCCCTTGTGGAGGAATGATTACATCAAAGATAGGTGCTGTTGTCCCTGTAGGTACATTACCTGCTACTAAATCAACAGTTCCAAATGTATATCCAGAACCACCCTTTGAAATTGTAACAGACTCTACATTTGAATTGTTATTGATCGCTATAGTACACTCTGCTCCGTTTCCATCACCTTTGATTGGAACTTGAGTATAAGTTCTATTAGCAGTTCCTAAACCAACACCTCTATTAGTAATTTTTACAATTTTAAGTTGTCCACTGGTGTCAGCATTATTTCTGACTGCAGAAATATTAGCTTCTGTAGTTGTAGTCCAGTCTTTTGGAACTGGCATAAAATTTGTAGAGTCAAACTTTACAATATCTCCTGGTTTGATAGTGTAAAGATACTTCCATACATATCCATCACCACTAGTTCCCGCTTCTCTTGGTTCTAAATCGGTAAAAGTAGGTTCATCAAGAGATGCTCTTCCACTTGTATTTTCTGGATTTGATCCATTCTGCAAACAAACATAAACTCTATAATCAGAGTTCATCACATAATAATTTGCTTCATATAAAGTGGTGGCATTTGATGGTTGCGAAGGACTTGTCGCTTTCACATCAGCACGATACATATCATATGTTGTGCCAGACTGCCAAGTGATTTTTCTAATCACCTGCTTGACATCTTCAGCATCAATCTTTTTAAGAGCAATCATTGTATCCCAATAATTGTTCTCCTCATCAAAGTTATCTCTTGGATCTGGAGGACTGCTATCCCAACTCGCATCAACATCAGTAGGATTAGGAAGTCCCACAAACGAATAGAAAGAGTTGCTAGTGGAAGCTACACTAGCAACAAAATCTTTTGCGTTTAAAATACGAAGTTGATCAGTTATAATCGCAGCCATTTTTGCGTGGTTTTTTACTTATTTATCAGTTATGTTGTAGAGAATCCTGTAAGTTTGAGAGGTTCAACTCTGCTCACAATACCACCGGTTGTGATACCGGATATGCCTCTAAGGGTATATGCATCAAATGCAGTGGCATTTGTTCTATCACCTAAAGTAATTTTACCCCAAGAGAACTCGCCGTAGAACTCTGTAAGTCCGATTCCAGTGATATCACCGAGATCTTCAACACTCACTGTCACTCTCTTAATATAAGTGATACCCACACCAGCAACAGCAGTTGTAGCAACAGAGACTGCTGCAACTTCATAGACAGAATCAAGGAATTGAGTTGTAACTCCTAATGTGCTACCCGATTGATAGAGAGATGTGACGCCACTTCCAACATTGCTATTCTTAACAGTGAAATAATCACCAGCTGAAATACCACTTAAAGTGACTGCAGCACCTACGACTTTTGTATTGCGTAAGAATGAATCAACAGGAATGAAAAGATCCATTACAAATCCTGTAGAGGCAACACCCACAGATGTGGAAGTCAATCCAACAATTTCACCAAAATCACCCTCATATGAGGTAGTTCTATTAGTTTCTCTGGTTGCTTTAGGTGCCTCAATCAGAACCTGAGGAACAGATGTTCTGGTGTATCCCACACCTGGTGTGGAAACTGTAATAGAAGAAACTGCATCGCCCGTGAGAGTTGCTGTTGCAGTTGCTCTTGCAGTTGTCCCAAGTCCAACTGGCGTTTCAATCGTTACAGAAGGAGCGGAGGTATAACCTGTTCCACCATAACCAATGACGATAGACTCAACAGTGTTTGCGATCGATACAACAGCAGTCGCAGCAGCCGCTACAAGATTATTTTGCGAAACAATACTTACAGTTTGCTTATTTTTGGCAGTTTGATTTTCATCATCTGGATTGAAGAATGGGATGACACTTTCAACATACATGTTAGTGGATGCAGCACTAACTGATTGAATTAAATTAGTTTTTGGATTAATCAAAGCAGCATTCAGTTCTCTTGCTTTACTAATAATCTTTCCGTTGATAACTTTATCAACGGTTTGTTTACACCAAGTCACTGTGCGTGCGTGATCAGGATTTGAATCAATTCCTCTTCCGCTATAAGGATTAGTTTCTACGGTATCAGTAGAGAGTACTTCAGTTATGAGTCTTGCTCCTTGATCAAGAGAATCAGAAACAAGATCATTGTCACCTCTGATACTAAGATCATCACCATCTTTTAAGGTGGGGAGTACATCACGGAAGGTTACATCAACATCTCCACTGCCTTTGTAGAACAGAATTTTACAGGTATCGCCTGAGAAAGATCCGTCATCAGATGCTCCCTTAGGTGGTTCGGAGAAGTTAATAACACTTCCACCGTTGAACTCATATGCTTCACCAGGAACTTGAAGAATATTATTTACAAAGATGAGCAGTGTTGACTTAACATCAATATTAGAACCTGCTCTTGCTCTTACTGTGACAGGAGATCCGTTTCTCTTGATTGTGAACTGTCTTCTGACTCCATCAAATTCAGTATCAATATTATCAAGACGCTCAAGTTCTCCAAAGTGCCAAGCAGAGAATGAATCAGAATCAACTTTATTAACAGTGATTTGGAACTCATCAAATGTGTAATTTGTATCAGTAGGAATTCCTGTTGCACCGCCAGTTGTCACAGTCAGAACTTGTTTCTGTCCATAGCGATATCCAAAGTTTTTAATTTCAAAGTCAATTACACTAGATCCTTGCCCAACAACAATATCAATGGTTGCTTCGGTTCCAGCACCCGCTACCGGGGATTCACCAGAATATACTAATGGAATATTAGAATATGACAGAGGAGCATCAAACACAACCACAGGTTCAGATCCAACTTGATATCCAGATCCTGGATTTGTGATAGCAACACTAACAATGTGTCCATTGCTAACTGCGGCAGTACCAATGAACTCAATTCCAGTTCTTCCTGTAGAGGAAGTATAAACACCAACGTTAACAGTTTGTGATCCTTGTCTATAACCAGAACCAGTTCTGCCGATTGCAATTGATGTAATTGTACCACCAGTCGATACAACAGCAGTACCACCGGCAGATACAAGGGGTTGATATCCAAGTCCAGCAGTTGATCCAACAGATACGATAATTCCGCCGACAGGTATGTTGGCATTATTAGGATCATAAGCGATTGATGTTGCAGTTCCAGCAAATGTAATACTGCTAATACCACTACCTTCACTTAAAGAATAATCCTGATCAATACTCAACTGTCCAGTCGGCCCTTGGAATATACCATTTACAAGAACAACTGCATTGTTAGTTGAGAATCCAACTACGTTTTTATTTTCTGATTTAAGTGTGAATGTCTTAGTGGTAGCATCAAATTGATCTGAAATACTATCAAAAATGTAGTTATTATGATAAGCATCATTTGAACTTCCTGTTTGCTCAGATCTCAGGAATGTTCTACCTTGGAATTTGGAGAATGTTGTAATTCCAGTAAAATCTCTTTCATCCGGAGGATTAGTGATTGAACTCAGAGGTGTAGGCCCTTGAGGTGCAGTGTAGAAATTAATAATATTATCAATAATATTGTAAGCACCATCAACCTTAGTTACAGCAACACCAACAGGGTGAGTTGTAACTCCAGTTCCCATCCAACCACGATCTACTAAAATAGCATTAGTCGTTCCAAAACCAACAGTGTTGATTTTCATAATCTCTGCTTCAATCTGAATTAGATCAGCAGCAAAGAATGATGTAACACCGATTGTTTCAATAACAGTGTCGGCAAGTTTTACTTCTTTGTTAACAGTTGTAGTAACTGCAGTTGAAACGATTGGATCTTGAATAAAGTTATCAAGTGCAATCAGACACTTAGTATTTTGTTTATTAGAAGTAAATGTATGGAATGTACCAATTCCAATTCCAGTGATTCCGATTGCAACAGGTGTGCTTGCAAGTGCATTTTCAGCAGAAGATGCGAGTCTTATTGTTGCATCAGTATCTTTAATGATATAAACATTTGCATTTGTAGGCAGAATTGATGTGCTTCCAATACCTGCGAATGAAGTGCTTTCAATGTTAATACGGACGTGAGTGGAGATTCCAACAGAATAACTAACTGGTTCTCCGCTTACGTAGAAGTGATCCGGAATTTTAATAGTGTTATTGGTGATATCAATAATTGAAGTATCACTTCCATCAAAGTTTCTTTGGAAGATAGGTTGTCCTTTATGAGTTAATGAGAATGCTCTTCTAACATCCTTAGCAGTTCCTTCATAGAAACCAAAACCCGCAGTGATAGAAGCATTATTAAGATCAATTTCATTATCAAGAGTATTGTCTACATCAACCAACTGAACTGCATGTTGATAGACACGAACTTGAGTGTTTACACTAGCAGGAGGAGTATACTGAAGATGTGTCTCGGTTGCTGTCATCAGAGCACCAATGGTGCCGATACCACTTCCTGTTGTCAGAGTTCCATACTCTGTAATGTAAGACTCGGAGTTGTCATTAAGAACAATGATTTCAGATAGTTGATATTGATCGTTGGATGTGTCTTCAATACTTACAATATAATACGCTGCTTGATAATCATTTTCGCCACCACAAGTATAAGTAGCAATGGTATGAATACCAGGAGAGGAAGTAGATCCAATGGAGGTATAGAAGGACTGTAGTGAACCAATGTTTTCTGTTCCTGATCCGATGACTGTAGATCCAACACCAACAGACTCAATGCTAGACATAGACACCTTGATTGTGTTAGCAGTAAGTGCTAATCCAGCAGATGGTGTGAAGTTAACGTTTACAGTGCCAGATGACATATCTGCGGAATATGTCCCCATATCCAACGCTGATACTCCTGTATTTAAATTACCATATTCAAGAACATCAACCGTCGTTCCGTCATGAATAACATTTAATTCATTGGTTCCAAATCTTCCATCATTAGTTGTATATTCAACTAAAACCTTAGAAGATCTGTAAGTGGATGCTATTCCTACAATTGTAGTGGTGGATCCTGCGGGCACATCAACCTGTGTGGAAGAAATATCACAAATTTCACCTAGTCCAAATGTTCCAACACTAGAGACACTATTATCAATATCAAAACTCATCAGAGAGATATTGTAATCGTTGAATCTAAACTTAGTAGGGAAGAAGAGAAGTTGTCCTTCTGTGCCAGAAATATTAAAATCAAAAGATCCAAGATCTAATACACTATCAACCCTACCATAATTAAGAACGGAAGCATTACCTCCATCCTGAACTATACTTACAAAAGACGCCTGTCTTTCCCCAGTGAAAAGTTTATCTCTAACAAAAGTAAAGATTTTTTTAGATCTTTGTTCAACAGGATATTTTTTGACAATACTAAATCTTGTGGGACGCTCCTGACTATTGAACAGTGGGCTAATATCATCAATGATAAGGACTCTATTTCCTACCGACTCAAAATAATCAGTAAGAACTCTATTTTCTAAGAAAATTCTATCGGAATAAACTGTTCCTGAAGCAGTTTTAGAATTCTCAGTTACAAGATCAAAATTAGGATAACAGTTAACACTAATTCCTCCACCAAAATCTCCATTTCCATATGTTGTGGTGGGAAGAAGATCAACAATCACTGAAACCGTAGATATTCCGGCAACCAGTTTAGTTTTATTTTCGTCTTTAGACTCAACTATTAAATCGCTAAACTTAAGAAATCCTGCTGTATGATTTAAAGAGCTAACTGTTTCATCCCAATCTTGAAGAGGAACCTTTGACTTAATTGCATATGAGAAGTTTTGATAGTAGAAGTTATCAGGAATTCTCTGTTGATTATCATTGAAGAATCCGGTTGTAGTGTTCCATCCCTTCTCAACAGTAGAAGATGATTCAGTTTCGATTTCAGAATTGTAGTCAACTTTAGATTTTACAATTCCTTGAGTCCTTGAAGACTGTCCAATTACCAAATCTCCAACCTTGAAATCTCTGGATGTAGAAACTTTTAATAATTCAATCCTATTGTTCCAACTATCAACTTTTCCTATTCCGCTATTAGAGACAACTTGCTCACCAATTAAGAAATCATTCTTTCTTAATTTAACATTAAACTGTGGAAAAGAGTTTTGATTGATAATTCTTCCTGCAGAATTTAATGAATCAAAATTACCTGCGTAAAGATTATCGCCAATAATTCCCGAAAGACTAAATGTTACAACACCCGTAGATCCTCCAAGAGGAATGTTAACATCTGTCAGTGTAAATAATTGATAATCATAATCAACGGAGTTATATCCAGTTCCGGTTGATCCAACTCCAACACTAATATTCTCAATTAAGACTTTATCCCCAACAGCAAAAGGTGATTGATCACTAAATCCAGTATCAAATCCTATGGTTACATTTTTAGAGGAGATATCAAAAGATATATTACTGATTGCAACTCCATTTGAGTTACTTATGGGAATAATAGATGGAGTTACATTTGAAAGTCCATTTGTGTTATTTCTGATGGTTACTTTAGAGTCTCCAAGTTCATAATTAAGATCAACATCATCAATACGCTTACCTGTTAATCCATCAAGCACAATTAAGTTTGGTGCTATGTTATAGTTTCTTCCAGCAGAACTAATTCCAATCTCTTCAAAAGATGTCAGAGACTCAAGGATAAGAACTTCTGGTAAATTTGTTGTAGGACGAATAGTAAAATCGGTTGGATAATTAAATCCAATATTTTCAATATTTGTAGCAAGAACTTTACCAATTGTGTTACTTGATGGTTCAAGAATAGCACCTGTTCCTGTAACAATTCCAACAACAGTGGATACTCCTACTATTTCTTTATAATTTGCACCTTTGTATGTAATATCAACATTTGCTATACCACCGTATGCTGAGGTAGAATTTGTAACATACGATAATTGTGCGTTAGTCGAATAAGAAGATCTTTCGGCAAGTTTGTCAATGTTATATTTGAAAGCACTGGATGTTGCTCCATTTAATTCAAACTCTCCATTATATGAACTATCAACTTTATTAATTTTATTAAATCCTCTTACTTCTTTGTCAATGACAATTTCTTTCTTGACAGATTCAATGAAGTTAGAATTTATATTAGTGAATTTGTAGAAAATGTTTTCTGGTACATCTTCATTAACAGATAAAGTCAGTTTAGCTGTTGTATCAATACCAACTCTACCAGTCTTTGTAACTTCAAATTTGTTACTTACAAGAGATCCATCGAATTTATCTGTAAAATTAGAATCTCTGTAGAGATTCATATCAAACGCAGAATAAAGTGTGGATACATTCAAAGATGATAGAGATGAATCGCTAAGATCAAATACAACGGTATTTCCTTCAATAATATCAAGAGAGGGATTTACAGGAAGAAGAGTTCCAGATCTTGCAATTTCGATAGATACAAAATTGGGTTGGAATTTCTCAGACTCATATTTTGAATTGCAAAGTCTTACTTTATCTTTAGAAAGTTTAGAAACATAGTAGATCTTCTGATCTTCTAATCCGGATGGAGCAGGATTTGCGTCAAGA